GCTTTAGACCCATTAATAAACCACATCGATATTTTTGCGAGATAGTTCATGAGCATAAAAAAAGCAATCATCAGGGCACAGGTCAACGATGTTGGCTTGTACAGCAAAGCCGAAGATGTTGCCGAGAAGATGCGGCAAACGAAGGGTCGTGGTGATGATCTAAAACGATATTTTATGAAGCAGGGGGTGAAGGCCGAAGAGCTGGAAGCCCTTGGCTTAAACGATCTATTCCGCCAAGAAAGGGTCACTCAGCAAGAAATTTTGGATCGTATCGACTCAAACCGCATTGAAATGGAAGAAAACGTCAGCACGGGGCCAGCGGAAGGTTCTTATGACTTTCAATACGACGAAGAAGACATCGATATTGAAGAAGCGTATGGCCGTGAGTACATCGAAGATCGAGCGGACGAAATTCTTGACGATCAACCCGGAGTCTTTTTGCGGCCACGAGACATTGAAGCCTACGCAATAAAATATTCTGACAATCAAGATGAGTATCAAGACCTCGTAGAGCTTATGGAGGATGTTGCTTCTGGAAGAGAAGTTTATAGCACCTTGCCAGATAGAATCGTCAACGACTTGAAAGACGAAGCAGAAAGCGAGGTCATTCTCGAATATGAGCGCGATCCAATCCGCAGAATTATAGTTCAGGTCACTGATCAAAACGCTGAGACAGAAAACATAGGCGACATGCCCGGCGCGGCTTTTAGCTATTCGCTCGTCGGCAATGAAGACTTAGGCTTTACCCTAGATGGACGAGAAAGAAATAGTGTCCCAGACAACATTCTGCGCCAACTAGATAACGCAAACATTTATGACCCAGACGAAGTGGTCGTGCAGCTTCGAGGTATCGCGGAAGAATACGGCGACATAGAAGGACTTGCTCAGGGTGAGACGCGATGGGGCGAGTACACCCTAGACGGTGGCGAGAACTATCAAGAAGCGCGGCTTTCTTTGCCCAGTAGAGGCAAAGAGAGGTTCCGCGAGGGTGTTCACTTCCCTGATGACATCAACAACGTCTTCCACATTCGCACCAAAGACCGTGAAGGGCCGATGGGCGAAAAGATTTTGTATGTGGAAGAGGTGCAGTCTGACTGGGCGCAGCAAGGTCGCAAGCAAGGATTCAGAAGCCCAGAGGTCGAGAAACAGGCGCAAGAGGCCGCGAGGCAACTCTTAGAGGAGGCAGGCCCACTTCTGGACGAATTGACCCTGAACGACAATGTTCGTAACAGACCAGATGATGGGGTAGGTTTCGCGGCGACGTTGACGGAGCTTTTGGAAGCTGGAAACCAAGGTCGGCTTGCTCGAATAGATTTATCAAGTAACGAATTTATTGAAGCTGACGAGAGAGACAAGTTTACAGAGCATCAACGCTCTTCCGCCTTGGATGCTGCTGGGAATATCAAAACTGCGTTGCAAGACGCTGAACAAAGGGCAAGACAGGGGGCAAGCAACATACTCGATCAAGAATACCTTGACGGGTTTACGCAAGAGCAAAAGTTAGAGGCGCTTACTAATTTCATCATTCAGGCAAGGCACGGGGTAGACCTCCCCCAGATGGAGCTAGACCTCATTAGGCGGAACATTCGTTCTGAAGTCGAGCAAACGCTGGCAGAAAAACCGGGTCGTGTTGACCAGATGATTTTGTCTCAGGCGAGGAAGCGTGGTGAACTTCCTAAAGAAGCTTATAATGATATGTCAGGGCTTCAGTTTGACGGCACCAACCCCAAGTTCGAGGCAGCTCTCGTACAGGCGAAGAAAGAGCAGCGCGATTATTTGGCGGGGATAGGCGTTGACCCGATGCTTTACTCGAAGCTGCAATCTGCATTGGACAAGGCTGACCCAGAGGGCGCTAAGCTCAAAGCTGAAAAAATGCAAAGAGGCAAGGCAGACGCTGGGCCATTCGTATTAGATACCCAGTCTTGGAACAAGCTTGCTATCAAATACATCTTCAAAAAGGCCGCTGAAGAAGGTTATGACGGCGTGAGCTTTGCGCCAGCAGACGCGCACATTGATCGCTGGGGCGACGAAGGCTTGCGGGTTCAATACGATGAAAACATACCAAGGGCCATCGATAAGGTTTTTGGAAAAGCGCCCATTATCCCGTCCAACCGACCAGAAACAATGGAGGTGGATGGTTACGAATCCCAGATTTACCACCTAGACAACCTAACGCGGGACGGCGATAGCATCTACGAGAAGATGAAAGACCCCAACACCATGTTCGGCTTCGCCCCGCTGCCGTTGGTGCTGCCGCAAGGAATAGCTGGTTTACAAGGCTTGTCTCCAGCGCAGGCAGAAGAGCAAGAGCGCAAGGTGCGAGAGCTAGAGCGCACATTCCCTGACGCTACGCCCAGCGAAAGGGCAGGCATACTCGACGCACTCAAGGGCGCAGGTGAAGTCGCTTACGAGGGCTTATCTGACATGGTTATCGAGCCGTTCATGGGCATGAGCGGCGCTGAAGCTGCGTTTGAGATGGGCGCTACGCCAGAAGAGGCTGAAGCAGCTCGCAGAAGAGCCGCTGCGATGGTGGATTTCGAGACCTCATCACCGACAGGAAAGCGTTACAAAGAGGCTGTAAAGGGCGGTTTGGGCGCTTTAGGTGAGTATTTGATGAGTGAGGGCGAGATGGGTCGCACACGATCAGGTATGCCAATTGGCCCAAGCCGCGACCCAGCTCAGTTCTTGTTCCAAGAAGCGTTGGTTCCCGCAGCGGAAGCTGTGACTGAGGGCGCTCTGGGCATCATCGGCTTAGACCCAAGAGACACGGCAGAGATGGAGCGAGTTCGACAAGAGGCTGCTAGGCCGTTCATCGAGGCGATCCAACCTATTTAGTCGCCTTCACAAACTCCGCAGTCACCTTTACCTCGACTTCTTGGTCTTGGTAAAGGGCTTCGATAATCACGTCTTCGATCAGGTCTTCGAGGACATCGAGATCCACCAGCGTTTTAACGCTAACTTCAGCTATTACTGTCATTTTTCTCATCTATGCCCCGTTCTTGTTTCCATAATCGAATAATGTAATCGGCCTCTGGCCCTGCGTCATGGTGCCTGTCGAGCACATGGCGGTAAAGCTTCATAGCTTTGTCGCTATCGGCTTCTAGCATCATGCGGAATGCGGCCATGTCGAGCGTTTTGAAATACTTATCCACTGATTTCTTCCAACTCCGCCAGCCACCACGCCAGATCCCCAGCCTTGAACTCTTCAAAGGCTTGCTCGACCAGCTCTGGCCTGCCAAGGCGCTCAGCCTCGGCATTGATCGCAGCTCGCTGGGTTACCCCGCGCTGCCACACCTTGTGGTCATCACTGTACTCGAAATACCAGTCGTGGTTTCGCAGCATTTCAATCAGATTTTCCATCTTGATCCCCCACAAATTTAGCGAGCTTCTGCTCGATACTCGTCCACCGCGCCTTCAGCTCGGCCTCTTCGTCTTTACCGTGGCACCGAAACCAAAAGCAGGTGCCGATCAGCCCGTTGACGCGAGGGTCGTCGGAGCTGCTACGCATAAGCGTAGACAGCATCTCGATCTCTTCGTTGGTGAGCTGAAGGTATTGGGTTTTTAGTAGACTCATCACTTTCTCCATTGTTAGCTTTCAAAAGCCTACCATACGCCGTGCCCATATGCAAACACCTATACAAAAGGATTTATTCAAATAAAGTGTTGCACATCGACACGGGTGCCCTTATTATGCAATTTCACTTACAGGAGAAATGTGATGAAAGCTAAATCGAACGCCTTGAAAGACACAACACCACTGGATCACGCAAAAGGCCAGATCCTCAATCAGATTATGGCGCTGGCAGAGCAGTCGATAGACGAGGCGAAGCAGGGCTGGGCGACACCATTTGAGAGCGGCGAAATTATGACCAACGGTGAAGCTAAAAAGGTCATCAAGCACTACCGCAAAATCTATAACAGCTTGGCTGTTCAATGGGGCGGTGACGAAGGCTTTGATGTCGATGCGGAGGTGAAGTGATGACCGATAACGTAATTGTTACCCAAGCTGCTAAACGCTTTACCCTTGAGCTTAACAAGTTCGCGCAGCAGCACGATCTACAGCCTGTTGAGGCTATGTTGCTGCCGGGCCTGTTTCGCAAAGCTGCTAAAGTAGTTGACCAAGCGATTCTTCGTTTTACCGAGAACGCTTTTGAAAATGAAGAGCTGGGTTTCTTTCTTGCGGCACAGGCTCGTAAGCTAGGCGCGACGGATGAAGCGAAAAAGCTTTGGGAAGAACACTTGCAGGAGGGCGCAGCATGAGCGCCCAAGCAAAGAAGGTCTTCTACAACCGAGTGCGCCGCACTTGCCTGAAGCACGACATAGACATCGTGTACGATGGGATGCCCAAGGCAGTGTATGGCGTGGAGCTGGTCAAAGACGGTCAGGTGATGTTCGCTGACCGCAGCACCGACAACATGCCGTTGGACATAAACTGGCAACGACTGCATCAGGAGATGGCCGATTACGGTTACAAAGGCGGTGTGAAATGAGCGGCAACCCACTGAAGCAAATCAACAATATCTACGGCTACGTCCGCGTATCCACAGACGAGCAGGTCAAGTCTGGCATCTCATTGGAGACGCAGAAGCAGCAGATCAGCGAGTTTGTGCGCGAGAAGTACAACCGTGAGGTGACTGAGTTCTTTGCGGATGAGGGCATCTCTGGCACCCATGCGGTGCTGGATCGACCCGCCAGCCGTGATATGACTGACGTGATTGACCGCCATGACGTGGTGATCTGCACTCGGCTTGACCGATTGAGCCGCTCCAGCTCTGACCTGCTGGGCCTGATTCCAGTGCTCCAAGACATTGGTATCACGATGTATTTTTGCGAGCAGTTTGGCGAAATGCCGATTGTTTACCCAGACGCGGGTAAGTCTAAGGGCTTGGACGCCAAGTTTGATATGAACTCGATGGCCAACCAGATCATGCTGATGGTTCTATCAGCGGTTGCCGAGATCGAACACGCGACCATCAAGGATCGCTTTGCGGCAGGCAAGCTGGATTGGGCTTCACGCGGCTACGCAATCGGCGGATCTGCGCCTTACGGCTACAGGCACGAAGAGGTCAAGACGGGCAGCAAGACCCGCAAGAAGCTGGTTGAGGTGCCTGAAGAGCAGGTGGTGCTGAAGACGATCTACAAGCTGCACAAGCGCGGCCTTGGCCCTCGCAAGATTGCTAAGCAGGTCAACAGTATGCACAACATACCTCCGCTCACGCATTCCAAGGTGCAACGCATCTTGAACCGCAAATTTCAGGGTGTCCCTAACGCGGCATAGGCTCTATCATAGTGGCTTGATTGGAGGTCACTATGACGGCTATTGAAGATATCGAAGAGGCCATCGAGACGATGGAGGCTTCGCTTGCGACAGATTTCATGACCAATGCAGTGCGCGACATCATGCACACAGCGGTTCAGCGTCTGAAAGACGCAAAAGACAAGCTGACTGACTGATGTCTCAAGAAGGCTGGGGTCGCGGTACATGGGGGCTGGGTGCTTGGGGCACTCCGCTCTTTATTGATGTAACGCCTGATGGACAGCAGGCGACTGCTGCCGTGGGCACCGTTACCATCGACGGTGAGGCAAATGTTCCACTAACTGGCTTAGCCATCACATCTGGCGTCGGCGCTGTCACTGTCGATGCTGAAGCAAACGTCACTCCCACAGGTCAGGCAATCACATCAGGTGTCGGCGCTCTTACGGTAGATGCAGAGGCCAATGTGCCCGTTACAGGCCAAGGGATCACGTCTGGCCTTGGCACGATTGAGGTGGTTGCAGGCGCTATCGTGCAGCTCACGGGTCAGGCGATTACGTCAGGTCTTGGTGCGCCAGCAATCGATGCGAAGGCCAATGTTACACTCACGGTCAACTACGTTTATGTTGACGGCCAACAGATGAACTCGGCCATCGGTGACGTAACGACGGTGGCAGGCGCAATTGTTGAGCTTGTCGGCGTGTCAATGGTTGCAAGTGTCGGTGATATTCTGGTATGGGGCGAGATAGACACCAACCAAGACCCGTCCTACAATCCAGTGAGTACAACCCAATCTGCGGGTTATTCGGCTGTCGATACTAGCCAGTCCGCAGGATACGAAGAAATCAAAGCAGGCCGAGATGCCGCATAAACAGGTGATCAAATGGTAAGTTACGTTAATGACCTTCGCTTGTCCGAATTGGCTACAGGAGAAGGCTCCGGCACTTGGGGCACGACTACAAACACCAACCTAGAACTGATTGGTGAAGCCCTTGGTTACGCGACAGAACAGTCTTTTGGCTCAGATGCTGACGCTACAACCACGGTTGGCGACGGGGTTTCTGATCCTGCTCGCGCTATGTACTTCAAGGTCACCTCCGCAGTTAGCTTGACGGCCACCAGAACACTTACGATAGCGCCGAACACCGTTTCTCGCGTTATGTTTATTGAGAACGCAACCTCTGGTTCGCAGTCTATCGCTATCAGTCAAGGATCTGGCGCGAATGTGACGATTGCGACGGGCAAAACTGCGATTGTTTATTTAGATGGCGCAGGCTCTGGCGCGGCGGTAGTTGACGCGATGGCTGGGGTTGACCCCGGTGTGACGGACACGCTGGCGGAAGTATTGACCGCAGGTAACACCACAGGCGGCACAGACATTGCTGTAGGCACTGGCGATGACATCACCTTTGCGGACTCTTCCAAGGCTATCTTCGGTGCAGGGTCTGACCTACAGATTTTTCACGATGGGTCTAATAGTTACATAAGCGACCAAGGCAGTGGCACCTTAAAAATACAAGGCGATAGCGCAGTGCGCCTTGAGTCCACTGCTGGCGAAAGATATTTCGTCGGGACAAACAACGGAGCAGCAAGGCTCTACCATGATGACACCGAAAAACTAGCCACCACCTCCACAGGCATAGACGTTACTGGCGTTATCACCACAGACGGTATGACTACCTCTGCTGACATATCCTTTGGCGACAATGACAAGGCCATCTTCGGTGCTGGCTCTGACCTACAGATATTTCATAATGGAACCGAAAGTTTTATCAGAGAGGTAGGAGAAGGCGGTCTAAAAATAGACACTAATGGCCCAGATATGACTTTTAGGGTTAATGCAACGGAGACAGCGTTAGTTGCAACCTCTAACGGCGCAGTAACAGCTTACTACGACAACGCTCAAAAGTTTGCCACCACAAACACAGGCATAGACGTTACTGGCACAGTGACTGCTGATGGGCTTACTGTAGATGGTGCTGTAGCTATAAACACTAACAATGTTGTACACACATCCCTAACACCTAGCTACAGCTTTATTGAGTCTGACGTAACAGACGAAAACACACAGTTTCTCCAAGCATCTGGAACTTTAAGGATTAGAACAGTAGACGATTCTTTAGCCAACCCTGTTGAGCGTCTGCGTATTGACCACGGAACTGGAGATATCAGCTTCTACGAGGACACAGGCACAACGCCTAAGTTCTTCTGGGATAGTTCTGCGGAGTCTTTGGGTATTGGCACTACTTCACCAAGCACTGCGTTACACGTTGTTGATACAACAGGAGACGTGTTAACCCTAGAGGCAGATAGTGCCGCTGTAAGTCCCAACATTGTTTTCAAAAATAATGATGGCGAGAAGGCCCGAATAAACTCTGTAGATGCTGGTGAACTGTACTTTGGAACTGGCGCTTCTGGTACAGAACGTATGCGCATAGACTC